TCAAACAATTTAGATGAATCACAAAAGCAACTTTTAAATAAATACATTACTAATGTTAATGATACAAATGCTTTAAAAGAATACATTCAAATCATTATTCCAAACATTAAAAAAGATTTAGCAACTCAAGCAAAAGTTATATCTGACAAAGCAACACAAATTAAAGTACAAAAACTTTCAGAAATGCTATGTACTGTTGAAAATATGAAATCAATTAAAGAATCACATATTTTATCTTTATTACGTTATTTTGATTTAATTCGTGAATTAAAGGAGATGCATTAATGAAATCATTCTTAAAAGAAATGCAAGAAAAATTCATAGAATTAGAATCTAATTATTGTGAGTCATGTGATCGACCTACTGATCAGTGTATTTGTGATAATGAAATTGAAGAACAAAATGTTACTGGCGCTATTGCTGGATATAATACGCCTGCAGCATTTGCTAAACCAGGAAAATGGCAAGGCAAAAAAGCACAATATGAATCAGTAAATACGCCGCCAACATTTAAATGGAAAACTACTGAAGATCAAACACCAGAATCGCCAGAAGAAAATGCACAAGATAAATTTCCGTTTTCTAAAGATTCAAATAATTGGACAAATAAAAATCAAGAATATCCAGTTAAATTTACAAATCAACCGCATGGTACTGCTAATATAAAAGATTTATCAAATCATACGAAACTTACTGTAGAGGATGTATTAGAACGAAAATACGAACAATTGATTGAATCATATAGATCTTTTGCAAATGGTGATCCAAAAACAACTCCGGAACAAAAAATTAAAGAAACAATAAAAACTGTCGCAAAACAACTTCAAGAAATTGAAAAAACAGTTAATTATGCATCTAGATTAAAAACAGAATCAGGTGTTAACCGAACCGGATATGGTAGTGCTGTAGAAACGGCATTAAATAAAATATCAAACAGATTAGTTAAAATATCGGAGCGAGTTAGAGCATTAGGAGAATAAAATGTCAAAAGGATTAATTGTAGAATATATGCCATTTAAACCAGTTGGTTCTTTAAAAGAATCAACAGGCGATCAGTTTGGCGTTCCGGGAGGATTTGTAGTTCAAGGCGTATTGCAACGGGCAGGCGCAAAGAATCAAAATGGCCGCGTATACCCAAAACAGATTTTACAAAGAGAATGTGTACGGTATCAAAAAGAATATATTAATCAACACAGAGCATTAGGTGAATTAGATCATCCAGAATCATCAATTGTTAACTTGAACAATGTGTCACATAACATTTTAAAAATTTGGTGGAATGGTGATGATTTAATGGGTGCAGTTCAAGTTTTAGATACGCCATCTGGCAAAATTTTAAAAGAATTATTTAAAGCTGGAATTACATTAGGAATTTCTTCTAGAGGTTTAGGTTCTGTTAAAGAATTACGTTCAGAAGGCGTAGTTGAAGTACAAGATGATTTCGAATTAATTTGTTGGGACTTTGTTTCAAATCCATCAACCCACGGAGCGTTTATGCGACCTGTTAGTATGAATGAATCAGTTAACAAACAATTAAAACAAGGCAAATACGATAAAATAAATAATATCATCACATCAATATTATGTGAAGATGGAAAATGTAGGATAATATAATGAAGAGCAATTTAGCATATATTTTAGAAACACTTAACGGCGGTGAAGAACAAGTAAAATTATCTCGCGAAGAAAAACAACAATTCATGGAAGCTGTAAAGAATTTTTCAGCAATGGGTGATTCGGTATATGGCAAAGGTAATTTGCAAGAGCTTACCGAACGAGTGCGAGATATTGTTGAAAAAGCACAAAACATTGCTTTACAAGATGAAGGCTGGTTTGATAAAATGACTATTAATCGTCATATGAAAGGCCTAAATGAATCATATAAAGTATTCGAAGCAACTGCAAAAGAAATGAGTCAACTTCAACAACGTTTAGGTGCAGCATATGAAGACATTGCTGAAGGTCTTCGTAAATATTATGATGTAGGTTAATTTGGATATTTGATATAATATTATTATAATATAGGTAGAATGATGAGTATATTTAAAAAATTATATAAAGAATTTTTTGGGTTAACTGAACAAGCTGAAACAGAACAATCTTCAATACCGAAATTTACAAAAGATGATGTTCAGAATGCTAAAGATATGGCAGATGCATTAAAAGGTATGAAGGATGCGCTAAAAACGGAATCAGATTTAGAAGAAGCACAATTGGTTAATCATATTACTGATTACAGAGGAGGCATTGAATACGTACTAAGAAATCCGGCCGAAGCAAAAGCAGTAGCACAAGAAATCAAAGAATGGGCAGAAAGAAAAGGATTTACTATAGTTAAACATACAATATCTCCTTCGGGTAAAATTGGATATTTTTATTTTAGATTAGGACAAGATCCAGGATTAGAATCACAAAAACTTCAAGGTTATTTAGCACAGAAACCAGAATTAAAACATTTTAGATTTAACGTTAGACAATCAAAACCACAACCACCGCAATCAGAAATTTAAATTTAATATATGAGTAAAAAACAAAAACAACATCAAACAATTGTTCCGGGTAATCCTTTAGCAGTTAATGTAGTAGGTACGCAACGAGAAGATTTAGCATTTGCGCTTAAAGCGTGGAAACGCAAAGTAAAAAACTCTGGAATTTTAGAACGAATTAAAGATCTAAAAGAATTTGAAAAACCTAGTGTAACAAAAAGAAAACAATTACAAGCAGCAAAATTCATTCAAAAAATTAAAGATTTAAATTCTTTTTAAAAAAAATTTATCAAAGTTTAAGGCTCTAACAAAAAAGTTAGAGCTTTTTTACTGTTTTTTAAAACATGCTCATATTTATTTGTAAATACGCTATTTCTTATATAGTGTCTAGTATTTAATATATTTCTATTAAGATTACAAATAATCTTATTTCCAAAAAACAAATTTAAGGAGAAAAACAATGGCAAAATCAGACTTGCTAAAAGAAGCGATTGCTGATGCAAAGGCAGTTAAAGAAACAGCTTTAGCAAATGCAAAGATTGCTTTACAAGAAGCCTTTGCTCCTCGTTTAGAAAGAATGTTAGCAACCAAACTAACTAATGAAATCGAGGGCGAAGAAGAAATGCCAGTTGAAGAACCAATTGATGCAGAACCAGAAATGGATGCAGAAATGGGCGACGAAGCTGGAGCTGGTATGGATGTTGGTGATTTATCAATCGATGTTGACAATGACGGAGAATTTGATGAATTTGACATTTATGCAAAAGATGGTGTGTCACCTGAAATGGGTGATGAAGAAATGCCAGAAGAAGAGCCTGCTATGGGTGATGAAGAAATGACCGACGAATACAACGAAGGCTATGATGACAAAGATTTAGATCTAGAATCAATCATTCGTGAATTAGAAGGTGATTTAGAACACGAAGGTATGGGTATGGATGATTCAGAAGGCGAAGATGTGGACATGGAAGATGAATTAGCATCTGAAGGAATGTATGAAGAAGATGATGACATGGCCATGGAATCAATTGATGAGATTCTAGAAGCAATTCTTCGCGAAGAAGATCATGAAGATGAGAATGAAGAAGAAATGAAAATGGAAGCTGAAGATTCTGAAAAAGAAGCAATGAAAGGCGAATTGGAAGAAGCTTATGCAACCGTTAAACAACTTCAAGGAATTCTGTCAGAAGTAAATCTTCTTAACGCAAAACTTCTTTACACAAACAAATTGTTCCGCAATTTTGAATTGACTGAAGATCAAAAAATGAAAGTAATCGAAAACTTTGATCGTGCAGGCAATACAAGAGAAGTAAAATTAGTATTTACAACATTAGCGGAGTCGTTCAATCGTCCAGCGACTAAGAAACGAGTAGTTAAAGAATCTTACGCTAGCAAAGCAGCTGCATCGACAGCACCTAGCAAAGAAACCACTCAAGTATTGTCAGAAGGATTTGAATTGGCGAACCGTTGGAAAAAATTAGCAGGATTGCTATAACATTAAAAAAAAAGGAAAATCGTGAGTATTTCAAATTTATTACAAACAAATGATTTCGTACAACGCAACCAAGCTAAAGCGTTGGCATCGAAATGGGAAAAGACTGGTCTATTAGAGGGTCTTCGCACCGAAACAGAAAAAGCCGGTATGGCTCAATTGCTTGAAAACCAAGCACGTCAATTAGTAAAAGAAGCGTCATCAACTGGTACAACACAAGGTTCTGAAGAATGGGCTGGTGTTGCTCTTCCATTGGTACGTCGTATTTTTGCAGAATTTGCTGCTAAAGAATTCGTTAGCGTTCAACCAATGAACTTGCCATCAGGTCTTATTTTTTACTTAGACTTTAAATATGGTACAGCTGCACCTGGATTTGATGATGACAACCTTAATCGTACAGGTAATCCATTTGGTAATCCTAATGCATTAGACTCAATGTTTGGTGTTACTACAACTGGTAGTGATGCAGCTGGCGGTCTTTATGGTGCTGGTCGTTTTGGTTATTCAATTCCATTTACGGCATCTGCTGCATTGGGTGCAGGCTCTGCAAATACAGGTTCTGGTGCTGGTACAATTACTGACGCAGGTCTTGTTAATTATGATAGCGTTTATTCTGCATCATTAGCTAGCTACAAAAAAGTAACAATCAATGTTCCAACTGATGCTGATTTATATGCAGTTCGTTCATGGACATTTACCTCAGGATCAGCTGGTACTGAAGTTATTCCAGTTCAAGCGTTCTCTACAATTGATAGCAATTACACTGCATCATTCATCGTAACCACTGCACAAGCAACAGCTATTCAATTAGCAATTGCAGGCGGAAACTTCAAATTGCAGTATAGCAAACAACCATCTGACACAACACGTGGTGATTTTGAAGATAAAAATCCATTTGCAGGTACTAAATATGGTACATCAGGTATCAATGAAGGTACTGACTTGGATATTCCGGAAATCAACTTGGAAATGCAGTCTGAGCCAATTGTTGCTAAGACTCGTAAGTTGAAAGCAGTTTGGACACCTGAATTTGCTCAAGACTTGAACGCATACCATTCAATTGATGCTGAAGCTGAATTGACTTCAATGTTGTCTGAGTATGTATCAATGGAAATTGATTTAGAGATCTTGGATATGTTGATTTCAGCAGCTCCAACAACTGAGTATTGGTCAGCATTGAATAACAATGTATGGAACGGATCTGGTTTCACTCAAGCAGCTGCTGGTTCAGTAGGTTCTGCGGGTGATGGATTCTACAACACTCAAGGCGGTTGGTTCCAAACATTGGGTACTAAACTTCAAAAAGTATCTAATAAGATTCACCAAAAAACATTGCGTGGTGGTGCTAACTTCTTAGTAACTTCTCCTGCAGTTGCAACTATTCTTGAGTCTATCCCAGGATTTGCTGCTGATACAGATGGTAACAAAATGGAATTTGCAGCAGGTGTACAAAAAATTGGTTCAATCAATAGCCGTTACACTGTATACAAAAACCCATATATGATGGAAAATGTAATCCTTATGGGATTCCGTGGTGCACAGTTCCTTGAAACAGGTGCTGTATTTAGTCCATATATTCCACTTATCATGACTCCATTGGTATACGATCCAGTTAACTTCACTCCACGTAAAGGTGTTATGACACGTTACGCGAAGAAAGTAGTTCGTCCAGAATTCTACGGAAAAGTATACGTACATGGTCTTAACACTCTTTAATAGTTAATCTGATTTAATCATTTAACAAATTAATTAGTTAAGGTAATAAGAGAGGGTGGCTTCGGCCACCCTTTTTTACTATCTGAATATTTATATTAAAAGATTATGGCAGTACCACACAATAAGTATTCAATGCAAGCAATCATTCGTTATGATGGTCGTCTTGTTGATGTATTAGATCGTATACGAGCGATTGAATTAGTTTTAATGGTTCATATTGAACAAGATCTAGGCCCTGATAAAGAACTAGTTACTATTAAGATTATGACATCATATCCTGCAAGAAAAACATATTTGGCAATTCGACAAGCGTGTTTAGGTAAAATAGAAACATTAAAGGATATGACACTTCAAGAATCTACACTTACAAAATTGTTTTAATAAATTAAAGGTTATTATGGCTACACAGAATCGGGAGAAAACTCCACCGAAAAGTGATATTAAATTTTCAATTACATTATCAGAAGAACAAAAACAAGCAAAAGCAAAAATTATAGAAACACCTTTTAATTTTGTATTAGGAAAAGCAGGATCTGGAAAAACACTGTTAGCAGTTCAAATTGCATTGGATATGTTTTTCAAAAGACAAATTAATAAAATTATTATAACTCGTCCTACTGTATCAAATGAAGATAACGGATTTCTTCCTGGGTCATTAGCAGAAAAAATGGATCCGTGGTTAGTTCCATTACGTAGCAATATGCGCAAAGTATACAATAAGCCGGAAATTTTAGACAAAATGGAAAAGGAAGAAAATATTGAATTAGTTTCATTAGCACACTTCCGAGGTAGAACTTTTGATCATGCAATTTGCATTGTAGACGAATTTCAAAACTTAACAAAACAACAACTTCAAATGGTGTTATCTCGTTTAGGAAAAGATAGCATCATGATATTAACGGGAGACCGGTATCAAGTAGATTTAAAATTTAACAATGATTCAGCAGTTCACGAAGTTCCTAAATTAACCAAGTCAACTTATGTAAATGAAATCATATTAACAGACAATCATCGACATGAAGCATTAGATGAAATTTTAAAACTGCTAAATGAAAGATATTGATATTTATATTTAAAAGGGAAACATCATGGATTATTCAGAAAATAAGCCGATTTGGCCAGGTTCATCTTCATTTACTGCTGGATCTACACCATTTGGTTTTTTTGATACTGATGCAGTTTTCCAAAATCATGCTGATAAGTTTGCAAAAGCAGCAGCACAACATTTAGGTTATCCTATAATGGATGTGGAAATGCAAGCAATAAATTTTTATACTGCATTTGAAGCTGCGGCTATTGAATATTCAAATCAAGTTAATCAAGTTAATATTGTTAACAACTTGATGAATACATTAGGTGTACAAACGGCATCTGCATTTTTAAGTGGATCTAGCTTCACCGGAGCAGTAGTTGGTAATTCATTTGGATATATTACAAAATTATCAAAAGCATATGGTACTGAAGCAGATAGTGGAGGTACATTGCGTTGGCATTCTGCATCAATACAAATGGTCCCTGGACAACAAACATACAGTCTACGTGCTGCGGTATCTGAATCATTAGGTATTAATGTAACAACATCTTCGATCGAAGTGAAGCGTGTACTTCACAATGCCCCGCCAGCAATTGTAAGATATTTTGATCCATTTGTTGGTACGGGTTTAGGTTCACAACAATTACTTGATGCATTTGATTTTGGAGGATTCTCTCCGTCAGTATCATTTATGATGATGCCAATTAATTCTGATTTATTTAGATTGCAATCAATTGAATTTAATGATCAAATTAGAAAATCTAGTTATTCATTTGAAATTCACGGCGATGACATAAAAATATGGCCTATTCCAACATCTGGCACTGGATCGACATCTGCAACGCCATTTTTTAGAGAAGTTTGGTTTGATTTTATATTTGATGAAGAAAAAACCAATGATGCACTTTTATTCGGCAATACAGCACTTTTAAACAATGTTGTAAGTGACGCATCAAATATACCATATACATATCAAACATACAGTAATATTAATGATATGGGGCGTGCGTGGATAATTAAATATGGTATTGCATTAGCAAAAGAAATGTTAGGATATATTCGCAATAAATATTCATCAGTGCCAATTCCAAATGGTGAAGTAACACTTAACGGATCTGATTTAGTGTCACAGGGTCAATCTGAAAAAGAAACATTAATAACACAGCTTCGAGAATTTTTAGATAAAATGACCAAAGAACAAATGATGACACGTCAAAATGCAGAAGCAACGCAGATGCATGAAATGTTGTCAAAAGTACCATTAAAAATATACGTTGGATAAGGAGAACAAGTGGCAATATTTGGTGGTATTCGAGATGCAAGATTTTTAGCCGCAATTAATTCTGAATTAATTAATGCTATCATTGATACTGAAATTGAATTTTACAAATTAATTGTAGAAAAAAGTGCATCTAACATATATGGAGAATCTGAAAAAAAAGCATACTATGATTCAATTTTAATTCCGTGTGTTATTACTAAAGAAGGTAAAACGGCTGGAATGGATGATTATGGTCATTCATATACAAGAACAGCTCAATTTGCCATATCTAGAGACATTTTAGAACGTGCAGGCTTTTATCCAGAAGTTGGCGATATTGTATTATGGGACAATGAATATTATGAACTAGACAATGTTGATGCAAATCAATATTTTGCTGGGAAAAATCCAGAAACATGGCCTAACGGCGATCAATTCGGATATAGCGTATCAGTTTTATGCGATGCTCACGCAACTCGACAGACACCAACGGGTATTACAAATTTAAGAAGAGGCGGAAACAATGCTTCTCCTGCTTATGAAAAATAAGGAAGTTAATGCCTAGATTAAATAGACAAAATATTGATCGTAAAACAAATAAACCAAATCCTTCACGTACAGAAGGTTTAACACCAGATTTATTATTAAATCGTGCTGAGCAAATACGTAGAGATGATGATGTAATTCGAAGTGCTAAACGTACAATTTATGATATTGATTATGCAATAAAATGGTATATTGAAAATGAAATACAACCACAAGTTATTGCAACTGAACAAAATTTAACAGTACCGGTTATTTTTGCTGCTGGAGAAAAATGGGACAATGTAAGGCGTTTAGGTTACTTACGTGATGAAAAAGGCATGTTACAGTCTCCTATGATTATGCTTAAACGTAACAGTGTAGTAGAACGAGATGAACAACGTACGTTGGATGTTAATAGGTCAACATCTGGAAATTCAATTATATATAGACCAAAATATAACGAACGAAATCGTTATGAAGATGAATTGTTTCCTATACCAAAAAATGAACCACAATTATCTCAAAAAATTTATGTTGTAGATATACCAAAATATGTAACTGTAGAATATGATATGATGTTGTGGTGTGATTTTACACCTCAATTAACAACATTAATTGATCAAATTTTAACATATAATAGATTTTCTTGGGGTAATGAAGGAAATAAATTTCCGGCGTCACTGGGGTCAGTATCATTTGAAACGGTAAATACAATTGGCGAAGATCGATTGGTACGAGCTACTATTCCTATTACGGTTAATGCAACGTTGCTAGCAGAACAAGAAACTAGATTAGAAACAATTAAAAAAATGTATTCAGTCAAAAAAGTTACTTTCGAAAGTATTATTGACATCGATAATGATTTATTTGCATCAACAACAATTTCATCAAAAATACTTCAAGCACAAAGCATTGTTTCTAGCGGCGGCACTATAGTTGTATCATCGCCATCAGGTCAAGTAACGCCGATTAATATAACAACAATGTCATATTTGATTAATTTAACAGATCAAATTGCAACATATGTTAACGCAAATACAATAACAATAAATGCATTTGCAGCAATCAATCCAGTTAATTTTGCTGTTGCTACTAAAAATGAATTTGATGTATACATTAATGGTCAATATGCAGATAAAGTAACATATACATGGACACCAAGTGATGTTACTACACAAACTATTACGTTTGATACCGCAGAATTAGGTTTTAGTATTCTACCAACGGATGTGATTGTAGTGAAAGGTAGGTGGGCATAATGAGTGGACCAAGACAGTTTAGACCCGGACAATTACGTACAGGTTCATTGTTTGATATTTCGTCAAGCTATGCTGTTACCGCATCATTTGCACTAAATGCGCAATCTCCATTTCCATTCAGCGGTAGTGCCGTAATTACTGGTTCATTGCAAATCCGGTCTGATCGAAATGATATTTTTATCATAAAGAATTTTGCAGAACAAGCTATATTAACAGTATCGCAAAGTGGAGTAGTAACATTAGCAACTCAAAGTGTTGAGTTAACTGGACCAGCACCAAATGGTGCAATATACTTTACATCATCATCATTGTTTATTGGATTAGATTAAAATGAATAATGAATATATTTATATAAAAAAGAAATAAGGGCAATAAATGGCAACTTGGAAAAAGGTCGCAGTCTCAGGCAGTGACATTTCACAATTTAATAATGACGCTGGGTATTTAACTTCAGTAACTGCACAAAATACATTTGCAACAATGTCAATTAATGGCGTTAATGTAATTGCAGATAGTGCCATTGATACATTAACATTTGCATCTAGTTCAGGAGCAGGTTTAAACATCACTGGAGACGCTGGTGCTGATTCAATTACATTTGCATTAACCAGCATTCCAAATTCTAGTTTAGCTAACTCTGCAGTAACTGTTACAGCAGGCGCTGGTTTAACTGATGGTGGTTCTGTATCATTAGGTGGTTCGACTACATTAAATGTTGGTGCTGGCACTCATATTACAGTTAACGCTAACGATATTGCAGTTAACACCACAACATTAACTCCAGCTATTTCAGGATCTATTTTTACTCAAGTATCAGGTGATATTACAATCACTGCACAAGGTGTTGCGTCAATTGGCGCCAATGCAGTAGCTTTGGGAACTGACACAACTGGCGATTATGTTGCTAGCATTACTTCTGGCAATGGTTTAACTGGTGGTACTTCGGGCGAAGGTTCTACTCCAACTTTAGCGGTAGGAGCAGGTACGCACATCACGGTAAACCCAGATGACGTAGCAGTTAATACAACAACGTTGATACCTGCCATTTCTGGGTCTATCTTAGATCATATTGCAGGGGATGTTAATGTAGATGTAAACGGTGTTTCATCCATCGGATCTGGTGTAATTGTTGATGCTGATGTTAATGCATCTGCCGCAATTGCAGCTTCTAAAATTAATTTTGCTTCTACAGGTATTGTTTCAGGGTCATCTCTTTCATCTCCATCACAAGGTAGCGCAGTATTGACTACAAACGGTGTAGCAGGATCTACTATTGACTTAGGTTTACAAACTGGCGACTCACCTCAATTTGTTGATTTAACATTGACAGGCGATGCGGCAGTTAATGGCGGTGATATTACAACAACGGCTGCAACATTTAATTTAGTCAACTCAAATGCAACTACAGTCAATTTTGCTGGAGCAGCAACGACCCTTAACATGGGTAATGCATCAGGTACAACAACTATTGCAGGTAATGCAATTGTGCAAGGCGACTTTACCGTTAATGGTACAACAACATATATCAACACACAAGATTTATATGTAGAAGACAAATTCATTGTATTAGCATCGGGTTCAGCAACAGCAGGCGATGGTGGTATTATGATTGACCGCGGCTCTGATTCAGACGGCAACATTGCTTATGGTTATGATTCTGTAACAGATCGTTGGGGATTCCAAAATGGAATGGCAGATACATCTAACATATTAGATCCAACTTCGGGAGCAGGTGTTAATGGTGCATTTGCAGCATACGTATTTACCGAAGCCGGCCATGGCTCAACAAAACCAGTTACGGGTGAATTTGCAGTTCAAGGTGCAATGTATACATCTAATGCTGGAGATATTTGGATTTACGCATAAAATTTTATATAATAAGTTATGGGCATAGTAAATAAATTAGTTCCGAATTCGAACATAAAACCGCAACCGCAAGAGTCAACACAACTAACTAGTAGTGAGTTAGAATATCTATTAAGCATTCTACGTGCAACTACCTTAACAGGCGATCAAGTTGAAACATTTTATAATTTGGCTGTAAAATTGCAAAAACAATATTTAGAACTAAATAAATAACAAGTTATGGACTTATTTGCAATCGACTTAACACCTCAAGAAATTAGCATATTGCGTCAAGCTCTTGACATCATTACAATTACCGGTAAAGATGCAAAAACTATTGCCGGACTTCAAATTAAATTGGAATCTGAAATTGCAGAAATTGCAAAAATGATTGACTCAAAAACTCCCACTAAAAAGACCAGGTAACATATTTATATTAAAATCATTGTAGGCCCTTTTGGGAAGTAGGCGCTCGCACGGCATAAGTGTGTGTATCTAACCACAATGAAAGGAGTATATATATGCCATCATGGAAACGCGTAATCGTATCGGGCTCTGATGCCTCACTAAATTCATTAACTACCCCTGCAGGTACAATCAATAGTATTACAGCATCATTTGCCATGACGGCATCATATGCTCCCAATTTAACTATTTCTGGGTCAATTGGCAATGTTAATTACATTGATTTTAATACAGGATCTGCTACTCCAGCTTGGAAATCAGGACGAGTATTTTGGGATAACACAGAAGGAGCGTTGTCAGTATATAATGCAGAAGCTGACGTTACTATGCAGCTAGGGCAAGAGAATTGGACTCGAGTATATAATGATACCGGAGCCACTATATCAAATGGCGCTCCAGTAAGAATTACCGGAACACATGGTGATCACCCAGAAGTGGTATTAGCCGCATCCGTACAAGTATCAGGAAGCTCCAACTTGGTTAACCAAATACTTGGTTTAGCAACTCACGATATTGAAGCTGGTACGTTTGGGTATGTTACTACTCAGGGATTAGTAAGAGGACTAAACACTAGTGCATACAATGACGGAGATACCTTATATCTTTCTTCAACCGCTGGTCAATTAACAGCAACTGTTCCAACTGCACCATATGAAATCGTACCAGTAGGACAAGTGGTAAAGGCAAGTCCTGGTGGAAGTGGTATCATATATGTAGCAGTTCAGCAACCACTAGACTTTACAGATTTAAGTTCTGTAGCATTGGGGTTAGGAACCTATCAGGATGGTGATCTTTGGACATATCACGGACCTTCAAAACAATGGAGACATCAAAAACAACTTTCAGGCTCATATGCATTAACAGGATCATTAACCGGAACTTCATTTACAGGAAGTTTGTTTGGTACTGCCAGTTGGGCAACAAATGCTTTAACTGCATCATATACTCCTTCAATTGCAGGTACAGACAATTATATACCTAGATTCAATGGTTCAAGTGCACTAGAAAATAGTGTAATGTATGATGATGGTACTAATATTGGTATTGGAACTACTAGCCCCGGATCTCTTCTTCAAGTAGGTTACCAAAATACAACTACAGATGCTTTAATTAGACTTGGAATATCATACGACGGAAGCCGTTCTGCTCGTGGAG